TTCGATGGTCAGATGGAATCTGACAAGAACGAAGACGGCCTCTACCCTAGATGGAATGGTCGCAACCTTTACAACGAACGCCAAGCTATGGATGCAAGTACCTGGGCTTTGGTCTATCAACAACAAGATATCTCAGATGATGCCATCTTTGATCCGGTATGTGTGCGAGGTTCTATAGATGGTATGCGTAAAGCAGGTCGCTTGGTTCCTGGTAACCCAGGCCATCCGCGTGATGTTAATGGCTTTTCTTTTATTTGTGGTCTTGATCCCGCTATGGTTGGTGATACAGCCGTCGTTTGTTACGCTGTTGATAGGGCTACACATAAACGCTATATCGTTGATGCTATTAAGATCACTAGGCCAACGCCTGCTGCGATACGCCAACTAATCTTTGACTGGACTTCCCTATACCAGCCCAGTGAGTGGATAGTAGAAAAAAATGCTTTTCAATCATTCCTTACGCAAGATGAGGGCATCCGCCAAAACCTTGCCTCACGGGGTGTGTTACTGCGAGAACACCATACTGGAACCAATAAATGGGACTCCGGTTTCGGTGTTGCTTCTATGTCCACCTTGTTCGGAACGAAACAACACGATGGAAAACACCACCGCGACAACCTTATTCACTTACCTTCTGACCAAACTGAAAACGTCAAGGCTCTTATCGAGCAATTGATTACGTGGTCACCTACGACTAAAGGCAAAACCGATATGGTGATGGCACTTTGGTTCTGTGAGATTAGAGCACGCGAGATGCTCAACCAAGGATTACATAAGACCCACCATATGAAAAACCCATTCCTGTCTCGTCAAGAGATAGGCAAACGAACAGTTATCAACATAGATGAACTGCTCGCAGAAAAAGATCGCACATTCATCTAAGGAGATAAAATGCCAGGAGCTAAGAAGCCAACACCAAAGGCAACGCCAAAAGCAACATCTAAGCCTAAGCCTAAGACTACAAAGAAGCCAGAGAAGATGACTCCTCAAGATGCAGCAATGAAGAAAATTCTTGAAGGAAAATACGGCAAGATCTACGGATAAGGAAAACAATTGTTATCAGTCAAAGAAGTTGACGCTAAGCTAGCACGCTTACGTACTCGCTCATCAGCGCGAGATCAACGTATGCGTGATGTGCTCTCGGTGCGTCAGGGAGATATCTCTAAGGTATACCCTGCAATGTTTTCAGAGGAATATCCAAAGCCTCTGGTTGCAAACTTCATTGACGTAGCAGCACGTGACTTAGCAGAAGCAATGGCACCACTGCCATCCTTTAACTGCTCAGCAACCAATATGGTTTCAGATGCAGCGCGTAAGGCAGCAGATACTAGAACTCGTATTGCAAACTTTTATGCAACAAACTCTGACCTACAACTGCAGATGTACACAGCAGCAGACTGGTATAACACCTACGGTCTTGGTATCGGTATGGTTGAGATGGACTTTGAGGACAACAATCCTCGTATCCGTATGCTCAACCCATTTGGTACCTACCCAGAGTTAGATCGTTATGGTCGTGTATTATCTGTAACACAGGTAATCATTACCGATGCAGAGACATTAGCTGCACAATACCCAGAGTATTACGATTTAATCTTAGGTCGAAACCAGTACGCTCTATCTTCTCCTTATATCTCAATGGTCAAGTACCACGACAAGGACCAAGACCTACTGTACTTACCAGAGCGTAAGAACTTAGTATTAGCACGCACACCTAACATCTTAAATAAGCCAATGGCATCTGTCGTAATGCGTTCATCCCTAGATGGTGAAGCACGTGGACAGTTTGATGATGTTCTATCTGTACAACTTGCTCGTGCTCGTTTTGCAATCTTGCAGATTCAAGCAGCAGAGAAGTCTATCCAAGCACCTATTGCTATCCCACAAGATGTGCAAGAGTTGGCACTTGGTCCAGATTCAATTATGCGTTCTGCTAACCCACAAGGTATTCGTCGTGTTCCACTAGAACTACCACCTGGAGTCTTTACAGAATCTGGTGTGCTAGAGCGCGAACTACGTCTTGGTGCTCGTTACCCTGAATCTCGTTCAGGTAACATTGACGCATCAGTTGTAACAGGCCGTGGTGTGCAAGCACTACAGGCAGGCTTTGATACACAGATCAAGGCAGCACAAGCACAGTTTGCTCGTATGTTCCAAGAACTTATCTCAGTTTGCTTTGAAGCAGATGAGAAAGTATTTGGTGGTATTCCAAAGACCATCAAGGGAACAGATGATGGAACACCTTACGTTCTTAAGTACACACCATCTCGTGACATCAAGGGTGAGTACGGCGTAGATGTACGCTACGGAATTATGTCTGGTATGGATCCAAACCGTGCCATCATTGCTTTACTACAAATGCGTTCAGACAAGTTAGTTTCTCGTGACTATGTACGTCGTGAGATTCCAATGGACTTGAATGTTACGCAGGAGGAACAACGTGTTGATATTGAAGAAATGCGCGATTCTTTGCGCGTGGCTGTTGCTCAGTATGCTCAAGCCATTCCAGCCCTTGCAGCGCAAGGTCAAGACCCTACAGAGATTATCACCCGCATTGCGTCTGTTATCCAGGGTCGGCAAAAGGGCCAATCGCTAGAGAGCACAATCGAAAAAGCATTTATGCCAGAACCAACTCCAACCCCACAGATGCCACCAATGGCACCAGGTATGGAGCAACAGATTCCAGCAGCAGGTGCGGCCCCCGCCCCAGCCTCAGCGCAACCTCCACAAGAACAAGGTGGTATGGCCCCTGCTGCTGGTCAAAGACCCGATATAGCCCAATTACTCGCTGGTATCACCGGCGCAGCTTAAGCAGAGGAGGTGTAAATATGAACAAGGGATCTCGCGCAGCAGCGCCAATGTCAAAGCCAACTGAAGGCAAGAAGGACACATCTAAGCCAAAAGGTGGCAAGGTAGTTCCATCAATGATGCCAGCAGGCCGTCGTGGCAACGCAGTAAAAAAGGGATAATAACTTTTTAATGAGAGGTGTACTGGGCGATGAAAGATGATAACTACATTCCTCGTCCAGTACGCTTGCTCGATCTTGTTGTTGTAGGAGTAGGCTTTATACACAACATAGCTTCATCAATTGAAACCTTAACAGGTGAACTGATGGAGTTAGCAATTTATCAATCAAATCATCTTACTCAAACCAATCGGGCTTGGGAAGATATGGCAGCGGACTTAGAAAAATTAGAGGAGGACCAACAGTGAGTATGATGAATCCACTGGCAGGACCAGCAGGTCCAGGCAAGTTCTCTACACGTACAGATAAGTTGGAAATGGGATCTAAAGCATACGGCGAAGGCGTTGAGACACAGGCTATTCAGTCTGGTGCTCCGCTAGCCAAGACTGGTGATGTGCGTCCTGCTCGCGCAGGAGATGTACGTGAGGCTGCAGCACAGGGACCAGTAACAGAATTATTTGCACCAACACAACGACCAGATGAACCTATTACAGCAGGTGTTGCAATAGGAGCAGGAGCCGGACCAGAAGTATTAGGTATGCGTCCTGCAACAGAAAAACTATCTGATGTACTAGCAAAAATGATTCCTTTTGATGAAACCGGTGAAATCGCAATCTTGTATCAGCGAGCAGCATCACGAGGTCTATAAATGGCGCAGAATAATTTAATTTCTGCAGCAGCCCAGGCTGGTCTTAATCCATCACAAAAAGCACAAGTTGATGGTTTGGCAAAACTTCTTGATTCTCACAAGACTCTACTTGCTTTGCCTGCACCAATTGCACAGCAAAAGTTTGGTCAAATGACTCAAGACCAACAAAACGCTCACCTTGCTATGTTTGGCGAGTCAGAAGATGCACCACCTGAGCAAAAGCGTGGTTGGTTTGGAACAGCATTTCATTATGCAACAGCTCCTATTAAGGCTGTTATTGGTGGAACCTTTGCTGCATTAACTGAAGTATCAGATGCAATGACTCGTTTATATCGTACTGGTGCTATTGCGCTAGATCAAAATGTAAACATTGCAAAAGCATTTGAAATTTCAAACGACAAAGGCGATATGGTCTTTAGCCCTGATCGTATTTCACGTGCTAAAACAGAATTTGGTAATGATTTAATCAACGTTGCTATGAAGGTAGCAGGCGGTACACCGCTTGATAAAAT